GGAGGCAAAGTTATAATACGAGCGTCTCCAGCAGAAGTAAGTATAACTGCTCTATCAGTAGGCTTCATAGCATATGCAGCATCATTAACTGCGACAGATATAGCCATATTAGTATCAAGTATATTCAGCAACTTCGTAGTAATCATCTTGCATCCTCCATCGCAGCGATTTCAGCCCCTATCCCTTCAGGAGCTATAGATGCACCTTTCCTTGTAGGAGTAGTTCTAGCCACAAACCTTTTCTTCTTTATCGGTTTCTTCTTTGGCGGTGCTTCCTCTTTAATCTTCAACTGCTTCTTAGCCTCTATTGGTAACTCTTGAAACAATCTAGCATTAGACCAGTTAGGATTATCTGCCTTCAACTTATTAGCAATCTCTCCTACCTTATCCCTTTGCTCTCTCAACTTAGGATGAGCTCTAAACATATCTTCAGCACCAAAATATAGAGAGACAGAACCATACACCATCTTATTAACCATATTAGGCATAGACTTAGATACCTGCTCAATGGTAGATTGTCGTGTCTTAACAGCAACCTTCTGCAATATAGTATTCAGCCCAGCTTTGTCAGTCATAGCCTTCTCATAATCTTCATCGCTTACCAACTCAGATACATCTATAGGAGAGAGCTCCGATATCTTCTTCTCAGCTTCTGCTTCAGCATCCGCATCAATCTTGTCCGCCTTCTCCTTATCAAGAGCATCTAGTCTATCTCGCAATTCATTATTCTGCTTAATTAACTCGTCTAATTTAGAGGTATCAGGTTCGCCTTCTGCATCATCTCCAGCTCCTTCTGCATCGTTACCTTCTCCTTCTCCTTCTCCTTCAGACTCTCCATCTGAGGATTCTTCATCTGAGGACTCTTCATTTCCATCATCTCTTGTATCATTTCCCTCTGCAGCTCCTGCTCCGTCTTCTCCTTCTTCAGAGGCAGTCTCCTGTCCCTCTTCTCCTGTTGGCTCTTGCTCTTCCTCAGGAAGAACTTTCCCCTCTTCTGTCTTCGGTTCAGCATTTACATTCTCCGATGCTCCGAACATGTCTGCGAATTCATTTACTTCTGTCATCACTATCAGTCCCGTCTTTTAATACCTCCAGTAGCATTTCTGGCATCTCTAGAAGTAACCTTAACTCAAACGCCTGTCCTTGCAGATAAGTAATATCACTCATTGTAGCATTATCTGCTTTCCCTATCTTCTCTAAATCGTCTCTTACTACTATTAATCTAGTCAGTAAAGTAGCCTCTATATCTCGCCAGACAGCACCTTCCATAAACTCCTTCAGCATCTGCGGAGTAGAGTATAACTCATCAGATATAGATATAAGCTGCTTCTCAATATCTCTCAGCTTACTATCCCAGAGGCTCATACCATGCCTCCGGTGGGAACTATATTACCGGCCTGTGCCTGCTCTCTTACTTCCTCATCAGGAAGCACTTGTGCCTCTACATCTCTCTTCACAAAGTCCTCCACGTTTTTAGCTCCAGTCATACTAGCCCAGTGTTTAAACATTCTTACAACATCAAACGTCTGCCCGAGCTCAGGGTTAGTCATAACCACCTGTATCATCTGTGCCCATATCTGAGGATCTCCAGATGTAGGCATTGATCCATCTCCTGACTTTACATCATAATCTACTAATAGCGCTAGTGGATTTACACTAACTCTATCCTCTCCACCAAACTGCTTCAGAAGATCCTCCTGAGACCTTCCTACTATTTGTACATACTGATCTTCAGTCATAAACTGTTGAGTCTGACTAGCGAATATATATGCAAGATCTTCCATCACCTGTATACTGGTAATCCTTGCACTCTTCTCCAGCCGTGATAGAGCACTACCTCTGGTATCTCTTGCCTCAGTAGCACTTCTTCTCTCACTAGTCTGTCTCATAAGGCCCTGTAAGCCATGAGTAGCACCACTAATCTTCTCCATCATATCGCTAATATACGTAACATCTGAGACGTTTGTTCTAGTTATATCACTAACCTTAAGTTGCTCCACAGCATTCTGGACGCCTCTTCCCCATGCCTTTCTTCTTGTTCTAATAAGCTTACCAGCACTAGGATTCCTCATATCATTTAAGTTGATCATAGAAGGATCTACTACAAACATATCGTTGATAGCTTTTCTCACATTAGTAATATGACTATTATATAAGAAGTCCGCCGCATGCTGGAGACCATACACTGTCTCAAGTTTAGATATAGGAGACAATGAGTACCCATCATACTCAGGGGCTGCTACTGCAACAGGGAACATATTATGATCAAGATCTAACTTATCTGCTCTTATAATAACTTCGTCTCCTGCCAGTGCAAACATCCACTTCTCTGGATAGTTACTCTTCCCAAGCTTCCACTCACTTGGTATAAGATTAACACTCATATATATTACATCTATAGGATTGGTACTAGTAGGCGGATTAAAGTTAGCATCTACACTATATTTATCTCTCTTACTCCTATCACCCTGCATTAAAGAACTCTTACCAGATATATGCTTAAGGTACTGACAGTTGAATATACCATCATCTGTCTGCTCATCAGCGAGCAGAGACATTCTATTATCTTTATCCATCCACCCTACAAACTCACCTTCCTGCACCAGATGAGGAGGAACATTAGGGTCTGGAAGATACAAATATGGATCTATATTAACAAGATTATTACCCTCGAAGAGTACAGCTGACTCAGCTGGTATATCCTCAAGGAGTACCGTATCAGAGGTAGGCCTTCTCCTCTTAAACCCTTCCTTCACCTTCCATCCAACTGCTACTACTCCTATACCATATGCAAGAGAATCTCTCCACATAGTATGTAACGCAAGACCAACCTTTGCTTTTCTACACTGAGCAGCTACTACAAGCTCAAGAAGCATAGCACCAATAGTATCCTCTGGGCCTACTCCATCATACCTAAAGATTGGAGAGTTCAAGAAGGTGGCTGTTAGGTATGTTAGAAGTGTCTCCATCACAGCATAGGTAAGAGGGATAACTATAGGGATAGGCTTTCTCCTATCAGCATCTTCTACTGCCTGCTCTTTATCTGTTACAGGCATAAAGGAAGTGAGTGTCTCATCTATTAAGTTCCAGTTGTCGTATCTGGACTCCATAGACCGCCTACTATCAGTAGCCCTCTGTATAATCATACCTTTGAGTCTATTATGTGTAGTACTCCCTGGCTTAAGATTCAACTCATTAGGATATATATACCTATAATTATTTTGAAGTAGTGAACCCTCTACTACTCCTCCAGCACCACCTTGAGATCCAAGTGCATTAGGGTTAAAGTCATGTGCCATGCTTCCCTTCTTTCTTATATAACCTGCCAGTCAAGTTCGAGTACGTCATCTTCATATGTCTCTTCCAATTCTTCATACTCAGCCTCAATATCATTTGAATCGTCAGTACCGTGAAAGTATCTCTCTCCCTCATCCAGCGTATATATTATACCTGACAGAGCATCTATCACATCCCACTTAGTCGGACGAGGCCACTGAAGGAGATATTTCTCTAACCCTCCACAACAGTTCTTATTGTGATAGACCTTCCCTGTCCTATACATAGGGATCATACCAGCACTTCTCTTAGAACCAGTCTTACCCTGTCTAGGTTTTACCTCTACTAAATGATAGAACACTCCAAGCTCTATCATCTTATTATTGATAGGGTATGTAATGTACTCATGAAGGCCTGTCACTTCTGGAGCCAATACAATAGCACAAAGACGCAGAGCCATACTAAACATCTCATCTATGAGCTCATCAGGAGAGAATTGCCCCTCTACAACATCTCTTATATATAACCTATCACCAACTGTATCAACTCCTATACCAACCACCGCAGTATTTGCACTACCAGTTCCATGTGTCCTTGCAGGATCAGCTAGTATTACAGTCTCAACATTAGAGTTTCTATTCAGCTCCTCTTCTGTCTCAGTATAATATTTAAAGTACTTATCCTTAAAGCCCTGCTGCTCAAGAGCAATAGGAATGTTCCTATATTCTCTATAAAATACATCAAGCATATCACGCTGCCTAAATCCATCAGCTAGTTCCTTTATCTCTTCTGTTGAAATGAACTCAGGCCAGCGACTCACATAGTCATTATCACAGAGCTCAAGACGAACAGAGTGCCAATCTGGACTCTCTTTTTTATTAAGAAGATTAGACAGAAGGCTGTCTTCATGTAAGATAGTACCAATAAAGATAACACGCCATTCTTTACTACCTCTATCAACACTATTCAAAACGCTACTAAAGAACCATTGTTTGAGCTTCCTGCGCCTATCCTCACTCTCTACTGCCTCATCATCTTCAAGATCATCAATCACATAGAGATCAGGTCGGTGACTCTTATATAATCGCCCACGTACCTGCTGACCTGCACCTCTCGGCATAACCTTAATCCCAGATGGAGTTACCCAGGCCAGCTTAGTGAAGTCCTGCTTACTCCTGAAGTCTCCAAATAGTTTCTGTACCAGCTCATTTGCTAGAAGTTCCTGCTTGAGGTTTTCACTCTGCTCAATAGCGCTGTCCGCGGTTGCACTGATAGGAATTATGTAGCTTTTGGTCTGGTACAGAATATGCCTCGCTTGAAACGCTCGAAGGATAGACGACTTCCCGAAGCCTCGAGGAGCTGCTATCGCGGCCTTTTGATAGGCACCGCTACCTGAGTTCAGCGCATCTAAGACAGTAAAGATCTGCCTATGGCCTGCTGAGAACGGTCTGTCAAAGACATCTGGAAAGAACACTTTGCAAAACTTCTCCATGCTGTTAAAGCACTCGGCAAGAATGTCCTTTATTTCTTCACGTGACTCTATCATTCAGCAGTGTAATTCCACCCTGCATCATCTAAGCTGTTTGTTCCATCGAATTCCTGGGTGCCGGCTAGGATACCTACTATCTCCTCTGAGATACTATTAGCAGTACCCGACGGCCCCATTGTGTCGAATATAAGTTCCATGTTGGTTGTCTGAACTGCACCAGACGTCTCTAACTCTTCAGCAGAACGAATAGCAGCTTCGTGCATCTGAATCAGCTGACTCACCAACTGCTGTACTCTACGAAGACCTACTCTCCTAACAGAACCTTTCATAGCCATCCTTATACCTCCATTCTATCATAATGTATGAACAGTCCTTACGATATCTACATTAGCTACTGTTATTACCTGTGTCACTTTTAATCTACTTGACGTATAGAGTACATCCTCCTTACTCCATATCTTTATATCTGGCTCACCAATCTTAGCAATCCTCGAAGGATCTCCAGAAGGAGTAAGAACACCAACCGGAAATACTGAGACACTAAGGACTCGTACCAATCTACCACGAAATGTTATATCTCCTACTAATGCCTTAGCAGTATTAATAGCAGCACTACCAGTAGGTGTTAATGCTCCAGCAGGATCTCGCTTCATCTCTAAATAGAGAGATAATGCTCCAGTTGGAGTGATGACTCCTTCTGGTTTAAACCCTAACTTTAAAGCTCCGTCGAAGGTTATTGCCCCAGCTACATCCCTACTATTCTTTATCTCAATAGTCCCTGCTGATGTAAGAGCCCCATCTAGATCTATTGACATATCTAGTGCCATCGTCAAAGACCCAGTAGGAGTTATAGACGCAACAATATAACCACTAGTAAATAACTCTCCTATAAAAGTAACATCTCCATCTACATACTTACTAACTGCAGACGACAAAGATCCAGATGATGTAAACTCTCCAGAGGCATCAGTAGACATAACTATATCTAAGGCACCAGTTGGTGTGATAGACCCACTTAAATCCTTAATAAACACATAATCAAGAGCACCTGAGGGTGTTATACTACCTTCAACAGCCTGCTCATTAAATCTAAACACCTCGCCAGATGGAGTTAATCCTCCAGCTAGATCTATCGACATCTGAAGATACCTACTTGCATCTCCAGTTGGCGTCAACGCACCAGATACATTCTTACTAATATTGAAGACAATGCTACCAGATGGAGTAAGTACCCCGCTGATAATTGTATAACTAGTGTCAACATCAGTATGTACCTTACCCAAAGAACCAGTAGGCGTTATCCCTCCTGCTAAACTTCGTTCTATAGTAAGTAAAGTAGAAGCTGCTCCAACTAAAGTTAGAGCTCCAGCCTTTGGAGTACTTATACCTATAACAATAGAGCCAGAGGAGGTCAACGAGCCAGCTACAGACTTACTAAGAGTCTTTATTCTTGCCAGCGAACCAGTAGGTGTAATCACTCCTACTTTAGCAGTACTAATACCTATACTCAATAAACCAGAAGGCGTAATAGATCCAGATATACTTCTAGTATAATCTCTATCATCTGTTATAGCACCAGTAGGGCGAACAGCACCAGAGTAAGATCTATACCGACTGGATACTGTACCTAAGGCTCCAGACGGCGTCAATGCCCCTGTGAAAGCATTAGGAAATGATGCAGCCTGCGTTAAAACTCCAGATGGTGTAATAGCTCCAGCATCATCTGTAGCTATATTTATAGTAATAGCGCCTGATGGCGTAAGAGATCCAGCTACCTGTTTGGAGGTTTCTAAATCACTCACACCACCAGATAATGTAAGGGTTCCACCTTTTGCAACAGAGATAACATTTACTAAAGCTCCAGACGGAGTAACAGCTCCGGCCTTGGAAGTAGATATAGTCCGACGGTTCTGTCCCTGCGGCATATAAACAATACCACTCTTGGATGTTGATACAGTACGTTTATTCTGCCCTTGCGGCATATAGAAAGTTCCACTAAAAGCAACTGATACAGCTATAGTTAGAGCACCAGCAAATGTAATAGCGCCACTAAGTGCCTTACCAATATCAATACTAGTCGCATTCGCCCCAGTGAATGTTATAGTCCCTGCCGCAGCCTGATTAAAGTCAGTCAATTAGAGAACCCTTATTTAAGATCAACCACCAGCAGTGCAGGTGAGCTGATATGTAAACTCGATCTTATCACCCGGAGTAACATTGATAGCACTAAATAGTGTTCTATCCATGAGGATACCGCCGGTTACGCCATTGAGCAGACCATGCTCTGTTACTGCAATACTCTCATCCTCTGTGAACTCATAGATGCTCTTATACACATTAGCACCAGAACCTTCTTCCTGCGATCCAGCTCCTCTATCACCAGGACTGCCCCCAGGATTGTTCTCTGTCCCCAGCGTAGTATTACCTATAGCCTCAGCACCTACTCCAGTCCCTTGAGCATGATACTTTATGTTATCCCACAATGCCTCATCTGTCACAAGACTATCTACCATAAACTCCACAAATGCAGTTGTAACAACTCCACGACCAACTACTCCTAAATCATTACGAACATTACAGCCGCCATGAATTCTAGTATGTACAACAGCCAACTCAGAGCGCATCTCCCAGAAGGACTCAACGAGACCATCTTTATGGATACGTTGAAACTTATTTAACTTAGGAACTATAATCCTACCCATACCATACTCCTTTTATGTAACTGCTGTTGTTAAAGCACCTGCTGAAGTAAGAACTCCAACTCTATCCACACCCAAATCAAGCCCATTTGATAAAGCTCCTCCTAAAGTAATAGCCCCGACTCTATCCACACCCAAATCAAGCCCATTTGATAAAGCTCCTCCTAAAGTAATAGCCCCGACTCTATCCACA